CACTACCTTGATCCTCGTCAAGTGAAACGGCTACAAAACAATCCTGAGTTATTGAAACTAGGGGGCGAAAAGAAATACGCTACGTTCTTGTTCACAGATGTTAGAGGGTTTACCGCTCTTTCAGAAACCCTTCCACCAGAGGATGTTACCTACATTATGAACAAAGCCTTAACTGCTCAGCAAAAAGCCGTACAGAAACACGGAGGCATGGTGGATAAGTATATTGGGGATGCAATGATGGCGATATTCAATGCTCCTTTAGATCAAAAGGACCACGAAACAAGAGCAATTGATTGTGCTTTGGACATTATGAAGAACATGGAAGATTTGAATGAAGAGTTTAAAAAGAAAGGAATACCCTCAGTTGCTATCGGCATAGGTATAAATTCAGGCGAGGCAGTAATTGGCAACATGGGTTCGGAAAGCAGGTTTGACTATACAGCAATTGGAGATGCGGTAAACACAGCCGCAAGGCTTGAGTCTGCAACCAAAGAAGTAGGTGTTGACCTGCTAATAGGCAAAAACACTGCTCAATTCACAAAATTTGAGTTAAACTTAATATCAACAATTAAAGTTAAAGGCAAGGCTGATGCCTTGGACGTGTATACAGTATAGGATGAAATCATTAAAAAAAAATACAAAATATAAAAAAGCAAAAAAAATGAATGCAGGAGGCTTAGTAAAATCTGGAATTGCAAGAGCTTGTGGTAAAGTTATGAATGACAGAAGAAAAGTTACTAAATATTATTAGAAAAATATAGGTGAATTATGAGTGATGATCATTATCCTAGCGGCAGGTTTGGTGGCGACATGGATCGAAATGAAGTCGAAATGGACCTTAGTAAGTTCATGGCGATGGTGCAAGAAATTGGTGCACTTAAAGACAAGATCAGGGACTTAGAAGATGTTACTAATAATAACCCTTATCAAAAAATTATCTTTGTGGCTCAAGCTGTTGATAGCTGGAGGATTTTTCCCAGAGTGTTTTTATCGGTTTATATGTATCTTCTCTATTACACAACCTTTTGGTTTATGGATTTACCGGAGCCTAGTTTTGAACAATCGGGCTTAATCTCTATTGTTGTCGGCGCCGGCGCGGCATGGTTCGGTCTTTATGCAGGAACATCAGGGAGTTCAAAGAGTTTTAAGGGTGAAAAAGAATAAATGGCAACGAAGAAAAAGAAACAAAAAACCTGTAAAAAGAAAATTGCAAGAGGTTGTGGAAAAGTAATGGGGAATCGTAGAAAAGTAACAAAATATTGTTAATATTTAAGGAGTAAATTATGGCTATTGGTTTAAGTAAGTGGTTTAAAGAAACATTTTTAGGTATCGAAGAAAAAACAGTTCGTGCCAGGGATGATGAAGGCAAATATGTCGGTGATGATAAGTCAACTCCTAATATTAATGAGGCTTACACAACTGTAAACGTCAAAATAAAAAAAGATAAATGAAGCTGGCTATAGCCTTAGGGGTAGCTTTCTTTGTATCGGCTTCTATTAATGCGATTATGTTCGCTAAATTAGATAAAGCAAAGATAGAACTACAAACTGCTATTAGTAATCAGGTGGTACTTGAAAGAACCATCCAAGATCAAAACGAACAGATCATAAAAGCCCTTGAATCAGCCAAAAAGACCCAGGCCCAGATTCAAAACCTGAACTCCCAATACTCTCAAAGCCAAGCGCAAGTAACCAACCTAAGAAATAAGTTTGCTAAGCATAATCTCGAAGGCATGGCACTAGCCAAACCTGCGTTATTAGAGGGCAAGATCAATAAAGCCAGTGCCCGAGTAGTGGCTAACCTAACCACAATCACTAATCCAGACCAATTTGATGAAAAAGCTGCTGATAATACCGCTACTACTAATTAACGGTTGCTCTTCGTTCTCTTTATTTGGGGACAGAGCCAACCAACAGCCACAAGTCAAGCCTGTGGAAGTGGTTACAGTGGCAAAAAGAGCACCCATTTACCATCCGCCACTCCCAGAACCCATTGAATCGGCCCCGATTGAGTGGAGAATACTCTCTCCGGATGTAATGAAAGCCTATTTAGCCGCCATTGAGGCTGGCGAAGAGCCAAGAGCAGCGTACTATGGACTAACCTCACAGGGATATGAGAATTTAAGTATGACAATGGGCGAAGTTACCCGTTATATAGAACAAATTTTACACATTGTGGGTTATTATAAAGAGCTAGATGAAGAAGAGGAAAAGGAATAATGGCTTACAATAAATTTCAAATGCTTCCAGGGATTAACCGAGAAGGGACCGCCTTTTCAGCCCAAGGTGGGTGGTTTGACGGCAATCTTGTTCGGTTTAGAAAAGGGTACCCTGAGAAAATAGGGGGTTGGATCAAAGAACAGGTTGCCACTTATTTAGGCACTGGTCGTGCTTTACATGCGTGGGTGTCTCTGGCCACCACCAAATATTTATCTGTTGGCACGACGGTAAAATACTATGTTAAAGAAGGGGATAATTTTTATGATATTACCCCAATAAGAGCTACAACTTCAGCGGGGGATGTCACGTTTTCAGCGAGTAACGGTTCCTCCACTGTCACTGTTGCTGATACTTCTCACGGCGCTAGTAAAGGAGACTATGTTACCTATAGCGGAGCCGCTTCATTAGGGGGTTTGGTTATTGCCGCAGCGCTTAACCAAGAATACTCCATTGACTCCATTGTTAACGCCAACAGTTATAAAATCATAGCAAAAGACACAGACGGGGATACGATCACAGCTAATTCCAGTGATTCTGGAAACGGGGGCAGTAGTGTTGTTGGTGCCTATCAAATTAGCGTGGGTTTGGATAATTACGTGTCTGGCTCAGGGTGGAGTGCCGGTCCTTGGGGCGACGGAACCTATGGTTCTGCTTCGGGACTTGCTTTTAATAATCAGTTAAGGATTTGGACGCACGATAATTTTGGCGAAGATTTAATTATTAACCCAAGAGCCGGGGGGATTTTTTATTGGACCGAGAACAACGGAACAAGTGTCAGAGCCAAGAGCTTAGATGATTTAGGGGCTACTTTACCCCCTACCTTAGCACTACAAACTTTGGTTAGTGATATTGACAGACACGTTATTTGTCTAGGGGCAGACCCTTTAGATGATGCAGGAGTAGCCAGAACCAGTGCTATTGATCCCATGTTTATTTGTTGGTGCGACCAAGAAAATATCAATCAATGGGAGCCTACTTACACAAACACCGCCGGATCACTAAGGCTCTCGGCTGGAACTCAAATAGTGGGTGGACTGCGTTCCCGACAAGAAATTTTAATTTGGACAGACGATGCGCTCTATAATATGCGGTTCATTGGTCCTCCGTATACTTTCGGAGTCAACCTGATTAATCAAGGGATAGGCCTGATTTCGCCAAAGGGTGCTATTAATGCACCACCAGGAGTTTTCTGGATGGATCGCTCAGGTTTTTATTCGTATACCGGTACTGTTAGTAGGGTCTCATGCTCGGTGCATGAGTATGTTTTTACTGACTTTAACCAAGAACAGTCCTTCAAAGTGTTTGCTTTCCTAAACCGTCAGTTTAATGAGGTGGGTTGGTTCTATCCTTCCGGTGACTCTTTAGAAATTGACCGTTATGTGACGTATAACTATCAGGATAAAGTTTGGGCTTATGGCCAATTAACTCGTTACGCATGGTTGGATGAAGGTGTACAGCCTTATCCGAGAGCAACCGGAGTAGACACAAACAACTATGTTTATAAACATGAAACAGGGAACGATGCAGACGGCTCACCCATGGACAATGTTTATATTGAATCCGGTGATTTCGCCTTGGACGGGATAGGTAACACTTATACACAAATACAAAACGCTATACCCGATGTTCGTTTTATTGGTGATGGTGGCTCGGACCAAGTGGTTAATTTTGTGTTAAAAACAAGAAATTTCCCTAATGAGACTTTAACAACCAAAAGCACTAGCCAAGTAACAGCAAGCACAACTAAACTTGATCTACGAGGAAGGGCACGACAAGCAGTGGTTCGCTTAGAGTCTGATGATGACGCAACAACTAATGAAAGACTTGGAGTTGGCTGGAGGCTCGGGGACATGAGGCTTAATACTAGGTCTGACGGGCGAAGATAGTGGCGCGACTACTCGTCACTAGACTACCGACGGCTGATCTATCGCATGGACACGTTAACGCTGATTTATTTAACCGCTTCGTAAGGGTACTAGAACTAAATCTACAAAGTTTTGATCCTACGGCAACTTATCAGTATACTAACACGATCCGCGATCAACTTTTTTTCAGTCGCGGAGACATCATCTGGAACCTGACAGAAGATAATCTTCAGGTCTTTGATGGCAAAGAGTGGCAAACATTATACGCGCCCAGTGGAAAAGGCGTGCAGGCCACGGGACAGCTCGGCAAAATAACAGTGTCGACAAACGGTGCAACCACGGTCCCAATACTATAATGCCTATATTTAAACCAACTCAAAGAGGAAACAGTTAATGGCAACTGGGAAGTATGGAGGAAACCCGCCTTGGAAGGGCAAAAAAGGCATAGCTGGAATAGCTGCTACGATGGGTCCTGGGGACTCTCGTTCTTCTGCAAGCTACAGTCCTTTTAGCACGAAGCAACAGAATCTTCCATATGGGTTAGCTTCCATCCCCGGTCCTCCACGAACAG